TCCCCTCCTCGTCTACCATTTGGAACATAACAACAGGACGCTGGCTCTGTGAAGTAAGATATCGGGTTGATCTCCGAGAAGGTATGGAGAGTGTTATGTTCCTACTTTATTTTGGACCCATAGCTCAATAGGTAGAGCAGTTGACTTTTAATCAATAGGTTCCCAGTTCAAATCTGGGTGGGTCTACATAAGCACTCCGAATCACTAAATAGCAATGACAATAAGACTATTAGTGATTCGGAGGTTAGCGCAATGCACTATATTATTTATAAAGTTACAAACAAATTAAACGGTAAAGAATATACTGGAAAGCATCAAACAGAAAACCTTAATGATGGTTATATGGGTTCCGGTAAATTAGTTAGATCTTCTATTAATAAATATGGAATTCAATTTTTTTCGAAAGAAATCTTGCATATTTTCGATAATGAAGAAGAAATGAACGCTAAAGAAAAAGAATTGGTCACAGAAGAATATTGTGATAGAACAGATACATATAATATATGTCCTGGTGGTAATGGTGGGTTTGGGTATATCAACAGAACAATAGATAGAACTTCTCTGAATAGAGAAATATCTTCTAAAAGAGACTATAAAGACGAGCAGTATAGATCTAAACTCTCTAGAAGAACTAAAGAGGGTATGAATACGCCAGAATTAAAAAAATATATTTCTGACAAATTGAAAAAACATTGGAAAGAAAATGGCCATAATTGGGTTGGTAAATCACACAAACCAGAATCAATTGCTTTGATGAAAGAATCATCTAAGGGTAAACATGATGGTTCTAAGAACAGCCAGTATGGCACTTGTTGGATAACTAACGGTTCTATTAATAAGAAAATCAAGAAAGAAGAACTTGACTTATGGGTAGAACAAGGATATTATAAAGGTAGAAAATTGGGGGCGTAGCTCAATTGGGAGAGCGCAGCACTGTCACTGCTGAGGTAGCGAGATCGAAACTCGTCGCTCCCGCCATATATATGGGGGATGGTGTTGGTACACAGGGAGACCTTATAAGTCTTTCAGCGCCCGATTAGCGTTCTCGACTCGGTTCAATTCCGGGATCCCCTACCAATATGGAGAGTTGGCTGAGTGGCCTAAAGCACTCGTTTGCTAAATGAGCGTGGGCGAAAGTCTACCGTGGGTTCGAATCCCACACTCTCCGCCAAAAAAGTTGTTGACTTCTATGTTAAAATGTGGTAAGATTACTAAATAGAATACTTGATAATACGCCAACGGATCAAACTACGGTTCGAAACGTTGACAAATGATACGGTAAGAATTGATCCGGACCTAGTTTCGATACAGGTGCAGATTCGGTAGAATCGAAGTAAATGGTAAACGGTGATAAGGCGACCTATTGGTCATTGTTGGTCCGCTGGCGTATTATCAATTATGGGCCAGTAGCTCAGTTGGGAGAGCATCTGATTTGCATTCAGAGGGTCGGGAGTTCGATTCTTCTCTGGTCCACCAATTCGGAGGATGGCGTCGCTGGGCGACACACTGTCTTGAAAACAGCGCCACCGAAAGGTTGATGGTTCGATTCCTTCATCCTCCGCCAGTATCAGTGTGGTGAAATGGTATCACAGTGGTCTCCAAAACCATTATTCAGGGTTCGAATCCTACCACCTTCGCCATTCTTAATGGAGGGGTTCTCTTGAAATCTCTATTTTACTAAATAAAGTAAAGGAGATTGAATATGAAGAAATGCCCTAAATGCGGAGCAGAACATAACCTTAATGGACGTTTCTGTTCTAGGAGTTGCGCTAATAGTAGAGATATGTCTAAAAGAAGAGGCATTCCTCATTCGCCCGAGACGCTCGAAAAATGCAGAGCAAAGGCCAATGAATATTGGAGCAACGAAGAAAATAGGGAAAAGTTTTCTAAAGTAATGAAAGAAGCTGTTCTCAGAAACCCAGATAGCTATTCTAAAAATAATGTATCTGGTAGAGCGAAAATGTATGAAGTTCTTGATTCCTGTGGCAACAGTACGAAAGTAAAAGGCAAGTGGGAATTAAAAGTTGCAGAATATCTTAATGAAAAAGGTATTCGTTGGACTAACAATATGATACCATTTGCTTACGAATGGAAAGGGAAGTTTCATTTATACTTTCCAGATTTCTTTCTTATTGATAAGAATGAATACGTGGAAGTAAAAGGCTATAAGACTGACAGAGACGAAGCTAAATGGTCTCAAGTTTCTAATCTTATAGTGATAGAAAAAGAAGATTTACGTCGGTTGGATGGTAAGATATCATAGGACTCTCATACGGTCCCACAAATAGGTTTGATTCCTATAGCCGACACCAAGAGTTTAGCGGACAGGTGGTCTGGTGACCATTCTGGTCTCATAAGCCAGAGAGTCATGTTCGATTCGTGGGTCCGCTTCCAAAACAATCGGAGTATAGCGCAGTCTGGTTAGCGTGGCTGGTTTGGAACCAGTAGGTCGCAGGTTCGAATCCTGCTACTCCGACCAATTTTCCGATCGTTGTGCCACCGAGGCGATTAATCGGAAGTAAAGAAAGGTTGACTTTACCACCTAGGAAGGGTATAGTTGGCAACGGTGGGTAAATTTATGCGGGATTAGTTCAGAGGTAGAACATCGGTGTTACATACCGAGTGTCGGTGGTTCGATTCCATCATTCCGCACCAGTTAATGCCCCATTAGCCCAATTGGCAGAGGCGTCGGTCTTAGGAACCGAAGGTTGGGAGTTCGAATCTCTCCTGGGGCACCATTAATGCTCGTATCGTCTAGTGGTCAGGACGACACCCTCTCACGGTGTAGAGTCCGGTTCAAATCCGGATATGAGCTCCATGCTTCTCTGGTGTAGCTGATGCGCACGCTCGTCTGAAGAACGAGAGGACTCTGTTTGATTCTGAGGGGAAGCACCATTATAGGTCAGTGACGTAATAGTAACCGTGGCGCTAACGCTGGGCGCTGTTGTCTATTATCCGGATAATGGATAACGTGTAGGTGCAACTCCTACCTGGCCTACCATATAATAAGAGTTGTCACGCTTCCTTATAGCGCACCCGACAACTTACTTGCCCATGTAGCCCAATAGGCAGAGGCACATGACTCAAAATTATGTTAGTGTCGGTTCGAATCCGACCATGGGCACCATGCTTCTGTAGCTCAACAGGATAGAGCATCGGTCTACGGAACCGAGGGTTGGGAGTTCAAATCTCTCCGGGAGCTCCATTAATGCCGAGGACGCCTGAGTGGACGGGCACCCGACTGTAAATCGGACGCTTATAGCACGGTAGGTTCGAACCCTACTCTCGGCACCATTTTTGTTCGGGGTTAGTTAAATTGGTATAACGTAGGAGTTTGGTTCCTACTTTCAGGGTTCGAATCCTTGACCCCGATCCATTATTAGGAATGAAATGCAATTTACATATTTGTTTCCTACATTTTTTGCAGAAGAACAAATTGATGTTGATAATGCAAAGATTGAACAGTATTGTTATCAACGCAAAGCTATAGATAGCGGTGTTGAGATGAGTAATGTTGGCGGTTGGCATAGTGAATTTTTTAATCCTTGGATTCCAGAACTTAATGAACTTACTACGATAGTTAAAACGAAATTAGAAGAAGTTTCTGATATTATAGATTTTGGAGTCAAAGCAGAATTAGATAAATGTTTTATCAATATAAGTAAGAAAGGTGACTCGCATAAAATACACGATCATCCAGGATCTTTTCTTTCTGCTGTATATTATGTTGACGCTGATGCGTTTAGAGGAAATTTAGTTTTCCATTCAGATAATAGAATAATAAATTGGATTCAGAACGAAAAGAAAATTAAACAATTTAATATTTTAAACTGTTCTTCTTGGACTGTTACAGGCGCTACTGGTAAATTAATAATTTTTCCTGCTTGGTTGAAGCACGAAGTAACAGTAAATAATACTGACAAAGATAGAATAAGTATTGTTTATAATTGTCCTGCTGGGATAGTGTAGTTGGTGAGCACCCGAGGTTGTGGACCTCGGAGTTCAGGTTCGAGTCCTGATCCCAGTACCATTTAATGCTGTCGTAGCTCAGTTGGTAGAGCAGTTGATTAGTAATCATCAGGTCGGGAGTTCGACTCTCTCCGACAGCACCATAAAAAAACTTGACTTTTGGTAGGTTTAGGGTAGAATATAAATATGAATGATATGAACTTCCCTAACTACTACGTATGTAAAGAATGTTCGAGAGTTACTCGAAGCTACCCTGTTGGTTGCGATCGTGTGATGTGTCAAGTAAAGAAAGATATTATCAACGATATATGTTGGAGTATTATCTTTTTTGTCTTGACTATCGGTGGATTTATATTCTTATATTGGAATGTGGCGCAGCGGTAGCGCAGGTGACTGTTAATCACTTGGTCGCAGGTTCGAATCCTGCCATTCCAGCCAGAATTAGGTTGGTCGCTATAAATAGACTCGTGCGGATCTAAGGTTAGTCCGCTCCTTTATGGAGATCGAAATGAAAAAGTTCGCTGTTGCATTACTGTTAGTTCTTGGTATTACTACTGCTTCTCAGCCAGCCAATGCATGGGGTTATGGCTATGGTGGTTACGGATACGGTTATGGCGCAGCGTATGGTGCCATGGCTGGTGCTGCTATTCTTGGTGGTGTAATTGGTGGAGCAATTGCTTCGCAGGGTTATGGTTACGGTGGTTACGGATATCCTTATGGTGGTGGTTATTACGCACCATATGCTCCTCCGGCTTATTACTACAATCGTCCTCGTTATTATTACTACGGATACTAAGATGAAAAAGTTAGCATTAGCGTTGGCTCTTGTTTTTGCAACTCCTGCTTTTGCTGGCAATTATAACATTGATTATTGTAACAACTGTAACATCAATGTTCAGAAGCCAGTTGTTAAGAAGGTAGTAAAGACTGTTCAAGTTCCTGTTGCAGTTGAGTATGTTCCAGCTGGTCCAGGACCAATTAGTTCTACGATTGCAGTTCCTGTAGCAGTTCCTGTTCAGCCTGCACCGTTGGTTCCTGTTTATAACTACGTTCCAACTCCAGAAGCATCTAACATCTATTCGCCACCAGGATATCCAACTAATGTTCCTGTGGCCGCTGCTGGAAACTGTGCAATGTATGTTGATCCTTATGATTTGTTTGGTCAGTTATTTGGCGGAGCAGATCTGGTTCAGAGTTGTTTAGTTCCTGCGTATTAAGATTAATGCTGGTATAGCTCAGACGGTAGAGCAGTTGCCTTGTAAGCATCAGGTCGAGGGTTCGATTCCTTCTGCCAGCACCATTGGGAAATAGTTTAATCGGTAAAACCACGGACTCTGACTCCGTTAATCTTGGTTCGAGTCCAGGTTTCCCAGCCATCTAAAGGATATATATTATGGATCATAAGACTAGCGCCATCATAAAGATTGTTTGTTTCTTTGGAATAACAATCATGATAGGTTTTATAATTTCCGATATTCATATGCTTTCTAGTAATTAATGCGGGTGTAACTCAGGGGTAGAGTGTCAGCCTTCCAAGCTGTTCGTCGCCAGTTCGAATCTGGTCGCCCGCTCCAATTCTTATGGTATGTAATGTCTCGTGATAAAAAATATATGGACTTTGTCCGTAGACTAGCTACCTCCAATAACATGAAAATGAAACTGGCAGCGTGTCTCGTTATTCGTAACGAGATTATCTCTGTCGGTTTCAATTCAGATAAATCTCATCCTCTGCAGAAAAAGTTCGCAAAGAATACTGATGCGATCTTTAAACATGCAGAGGTAGATTGTATTATCAAAGCATTGAAGATTGTTGATGAAGATGATCTAAAAGATGCCACTCTATATGTATATCGTGTAAAGAAACAAAACAAAGGCGATAGTAGTTGGGTGAGTGGATTGGCAGAACCTTGTCCTGGATGTGCCAAAGCCATTGAACATTTTGGTATTAAGAGAACAGTATTCTCTACAGACGACGATACCTATGGAGTTAGCTGGCTGTAAATATCTCTAACACTCTATTAACGTAATCTCCTCTATCCTTTGTAAATAGCTGTGGTTCTTCGTGATCCACAGCTATTAGTATTGCGATCTGGGGAACATGTATCTTATACATACGTTCGAACATCAGAGAATACGTTGTTGCTTGTAAGAAGTAGGATTCAATCCATTCTTCTTTCTTTAGCTTACGACTTGTTTTGAAATCAATGATAGAAGGTGTTCCGTTAAACTCTGCAATAAGATCACAACGACCAGCAGTTCTAAGAGCAACAGAATATAAGGGCAACTCTACGCCGAGAATGTTATCAACGTGTTTGTCTAAGAGCGATTGAATACCTTTGAAAGCATCAATTCCAGAAGGCATAGCACCCCGAAGATGGTTCTCTTCATTGAGGACATAACGCTCTGCGATGGAATGTACGGCGGTTCCACGGCGAGCAGCCTGAACAGTAATCTTCTGAGCTTCTTCGTGACCGACACGTTTTCTCCATTCGTTTAGAGCTGTCTTGTCCATCGCCCTGTCTAATACGGTTGTTACCGAGCGAAACTTTTCTCCGCTCGGTAACACATAGTATCTTTTACCATCAATAGTTTGAGTATCAATTGCTACTTCTGGTACTAAATTATTTTTGAATATCTTTCGCAAATCCGTTTTCCATTGTATATTTCGCATCCATTCTATTAGTTATATATATCTTATTGCCGGACGCTTCTTTAACTGTTGATATCCATTGAACAGCTACTGGGCCAATGCCTCTTGCCATCCAATATCTAGCTCCACCAATTTTGCTACCCCATGCCTGTTGATACACTAATGTAACAACATCCTTATATGTAACTCCGAATATATTAGTCCACTTATCAATCTTTCTTTCATAAACAAAAGATTGAGTGCCATTTAGTAATTGTGGCGGAGAACAAGCAAAGAAGTCTGACTTAGGATTGTTCTCATACTTCTTACCAATCTCACAGTAGTCGCCCCACCAAATAGGCTTCTTGTCTTGGAAAACAATTTTATTTCTGTTTCCAAAAATTTTGGTAGAGATACTTTCTTTCTCGATAATATTATCATCTCGCCATTCAGCGATACCATAGTTTAACTTGTAACGTAGATACCAAGTGTCTTTCCACTTCATATCTTTGTCGTAATCAACATATAATATAGATTGAGAATCTTCGTCCCAAACAAACCACGAATGTATATCTGGCATCTTGGCAGGTATGTTTGTATCTGGTTCTGCATCAGCATCAACGTAATGGAACTTAGCAATTCTACCTAACGGTGGCGCTGGCCAATAATCCCAGGCTCGTATTATATCTTTTGCTTCTGTCATGTTATGATCCTCATCTTATCTTTAAGGATAATGTATTCTTTAACGAGAGCAGATCTTACAATATCTTTTGCTTCGAATTCGATTAGGTCAAAAGATTTCATACTACGGACCACTCTCATAAAATCTGTTAGACCGCTCTTCTCATGCTCTCTTGTAAAGTCTGACTGTCTGAAGTCTCCGCAGAATACTACCTTACAGTTGTGACCAATACGAGTAATAACAGAATCCAACTCGTGAAGAGTAGCGTTCTGCATTTCATCAACAATAACAATACAATCGTTAAGTGTAATGCCTCGGATAAAAGAAGTAGAGATAAACTCAACAACGTTTCTCTTCTTTAGATACTCATACGCATCGCCTCTGCCAAACAACTCGGTACAAATGGCATAATAAGGCGCTTCGTATACTTTAGTCTTTTCTCTGTCGCTACCAGGAAGGAATCCCATATCTCTGGTAGGAACTACTGATCTTACAATAACAACTTTCTTATAAACACATTCAGGATCAGCAAGGATCTGTTTCAAAGAAAGATACAATGCCATAAAGGATTTACCTGTACCAGCAATACCATGAAGCATTAGATTTTTGTCATCGTCAAAAGAATCAAATGCTAGTTTCTGATTCTCTGTGAGAGGATGGAAATGCTTTAGATTAAAGTTTATTTTCTCTTGGTAATTTTCCTTTGGTTCTTTACCTTGTTGACGAAGAAGTCTTTTTTCTTTACGAGTCAAACGACGTGTTCTTGTTTCTTCTTCCATTTTACCCCTTAGAATGTGTTGATAGTGCTCCTCGTAATACCTTTATTATTTCCCTTCTTGATATGCTTTAACAGATCACGGAAACCCTGGTCAGGTTTAGCCATGCCTCTGCCAGAATGGATCATAGGAGCGCCATTTACGAGTTGAGTTAC